AATTGCAAGTTGTTGAGTAGCCCGCATTTGTTCACTGAAGGAAGATGCTGCTTTAATATCAGCAGCAGCCTGTTTAGCAGCAGCACTCATAGCAGAAAAAGTTTCTTTAGATTTGGAACCTATAGTTTTCCATGCTTTGTCATAAGCATCAGTTCCATTTTTAGCAGTAGTTTCAAATGTTTTTTGAACATCAACTAAATCTTTTTTTAAACCAGAATCATCTAAGGTGAGTTTTATTCCTACATCTTCTATATTTCCACTCATTTTTTTCTGGTCTCCGTTAAATAAACAGCATCAATCGTAGTAAGACTATGAAGTTCCCAACTTTCTAATTCTATTTTGTTAAGTTGAGTCCAGGAATAAATTTCTGTAAAAGTTAAGGGTAGAACTCCCACTTCACTAAACCCTCTTTTTGATGATAAAACATTAAACCAATTCCAAAGATAAAAAAGACATTCTGGTAATTCCGCTGGTTCAAGCTGTTCGGGGCATACTCCTGTTTGTTTGCGGACTAACTCAAGATGATCCCGAAGGGTTGCTCCATCTTTCTGCCGAGCATTTAGGGAGAATTCATGTTCGGCATACTCGATGAGGGCTTCCGTCAGCGTTAGATAAAATTTGCTCTGTCACCTACCGCAGAATCCACTTGCTCCCTTATCCATGGGAACCGTTCATATACCATTTGGGCATTTTCAAGATTACAATCAATGGTTTTGCCATCAATTATAATTCCAGTCCATGCTTTGGTGCAAGCAGCAAGCAGAGCAATTCCATCCTGTTCAATTTCTTCAAGAGGGATAGAAGCGTTACTTCTAAACCCTCCCTTAGATAATTTTGCCATTCTTTTTTTGGAATGTGCTCTACTTACTTTTTGAAATTCATCAGAATCTTTTCCAAGAACTGTAATCACAATATCCAAATCCTCATTTGTTCCCGGGTGATAAACACGAACATCAAATCCCGAATTAGATTTTTTAATTGTGTCGATTTCTGCTAAGTCTATCCCAGCTTTTTTTGCCATTTCCGTACTCCTTCTTATTATTGGTTTCATCTCACTATATTGTACTATCTTGAATAGCCATAGTTGTTTTAAATTTACTTGTAGCAGTTGCTCCAGTTGCCGGACCACCAGTAGAATTCAAAAGTGCCGTAAATGGAACTGTCTGAATAAGTCCTTTTTCTCCATCATCTTTAGAGGAACCCCCAACTTTTACTCTTGGAAAACTAAAAGCCAAGAAAGGAGAATCTTTAGCATTGGAGGTTGTAAATGCTCCAACTATGGAGATTTCTGTTTCGTTTTTAAAATAATTCTTAAATGCACTGTCTGCAAAAAATACAGACATATTCCCTTTTACGGCAACTTTTCCATCAAACAAAAAGGGCTTTACATTAGAACCAACAACGGCTTCAGAAGATAATCCAGCAGCAATATCAAAATCAAGACCTGTCAAAAGGGCTATTGGAATACCTTCTACAAGAAGAACACCATTTACACCCGCTAATGATCCAGTAGTAGAAGCTGCTAAAACAGTTCCAGGAGTAAAGTAAGGGGAACTTGCTCCGGAAACATCTGTATTATTCAAACCCATGATACCATAATCAGTAGTAGCCATACCAGAAGCTGGAAGTTTAAAAGACGCTGTATTTACTTTACAATCCCAAAAAACTTCGGAAAGATCAAGATCAGAATAATTGTGTTCAATGGTAAACCATTTTTCAGTATGACCTGTATCTGGAACAAATGTAACTTTTCCAGGAATAGAAAAAATAATAGAATCTCCTGCTATTTTTGCTACTAAAGGATTAGAAGCACCATCAAGAGGAGTAACAGTTAAAACGGTATCTGTAACATTAGTTACCAAAAAATTATGGTCATTATTATTTACAGCGGTGGTCAACCAGCCTGTGCATCTAATTATCATACCAATTTTAATTCCACTCTGTAGAAAAGTAGCAGTTGCACTTGTAAAAGTTCCAGCAGGAGTTGTTGTTAATGCTGCGGCACAATCGGTCAAAGCTGTCAAAGTAGTTACCGTTGTAAAATCTCTTTTTAAAATAGCTGCCTGAAAAAGTTTGTAAGTTCCAGGAGAAAGTTCACCCGAAACTGTTCCATCCACAGACTGTACACCATGACGCATATCAGTAATCTGATAATTAGAGTTAATTTCATTACTCTGATATGTTTCTTTGGTTAAATCCAAAGTGCTTGACACCCTACGAAGATACTGAGCCGTTGCATCCGTAGTTACCGCAATGGTACCTTGTGCAGATTGAGCACACAAAACTAATTTTTTTGCTACTCCACTTGCTATCGCCATAATATTTTTCCTTTAATTAAATGGTTATTATGTTTTATTATGTTTTTATTAACTTATTATATCTACAAAGAAAGGGATACTAACAGGAACATGCCATCTGTCAGTATCTACAACTCCCTGTCCTATTTTAGGGGTTTTTGGAATTCTAACTGTTATATTACCACTTATCATGGAGGTTCCACGTTTAAAAGTAGTTCTTATTAATTCTGCTCTTGTTGCTGCCGTAGATGATCCAACAGATAAGGGATAAAGTAAAGATACTTGAAAAATTCCATTTTCACGATAAAATCCATCCCCTAAAGTGGGATTTTCCGGAGTAGAAGAAAGTAAAAATATTTTAGCGTAAGGAACTCCATTTACAGATGTAAAAGGGCTATTTTCCCAAGCATACGAAATAGCAGGAGTTATTCCATTTAATCTTTGTTCCAGTAAAGAGCGAATGGTAACAAGACTCATTTTAACTCCTGTAAAACTTTTTGAACAATAGAAGGAAATTCTTGTGCTGTCAATCTTACCATTCCATTTGGAGCTTGTGAACTGTGGGGAACTCCATATCTTCCGTATTCCAAATCATACGCATAGGGAGTTGGATTTGCATAATAATAATATTTAACATTTGCAGCTTTTGTTGGAATCTTGGCTTTTTCACTCTCCAAAACTCCTTGATAGTCATGTCCCTCAATTTCAGAAATGCTTTCACTATCAATCTTCAATTGCCAATTTTTTTTAAAATGACCACCAACATATCCTGGAGGAGCATTATTAGGACGTTTCCACAAAGAAGGATCACCAATAGGAACAGGAATTTCATGAATAGCATCCATTACTTCTTCAACAACTCTTTTTACTAGAAGATCAGCTTTGTTTGTAACGGTATTCATGATTTTATCTATATTGATGGTAGTTTGCATTTATACTCTCACATTCAAATCATAAAGACAAATTGTTCCAGCCGGACTTATTGTTCCCACATTTATAATTGTATGAGAAATTCCACCAATATTTATTACATCATTTAATTTTGGAGCCGTAATTCCAATTGGAGATAAAATAACTTGTTTATCTCCTTTCTGTATTAAAACACCATCAATATTTTTATTCTCATATTCAAATATTGCACCAGTTCCAGTTTGTGTGGTAACTGTGGTAGAACTTGTTCCAGTTGCCGGATCATAAGCACCAGTCACAATATTAGAAATAACAAGAGATTGTCCATAAGTAGTCAATATTTGATTTGCAATTCCCGCTATACTATCATAAAGTGCTGTCATAAAAATCCTTTAAGCCCTTAACAGTCTAACAACTCCACCACTTCCAGATGTAATATCTTTTAAAATCATTCTTATTTTTTCTGGTATTGCTTTTTTTGTTGTTTGATTTGGTTTTTCTGGACCTGCCATAACTGTAAGAGGCCCAACTTTAACACTTCCTAATCCAGCTAAAGGATCATCTTCCATTCTATCGGCAGCAATAGAAGAAATTACCAATTCATAAACTGCTACTTTTAATTCTGAAGGAATTATATCATCCTCTATTTCTTCTCCATCAGCCCTTAATGCACCTTCCCTGGGCCATAACATAAATTGGGTAGTAGAAGTTTTTGTACCTTTCCACTTTAAATACCAATCTAACATTTGGGAGCAAGAAACTAATAATTGCTCTTTCACAATATCTGTTAAAGCTACCCAAGCAGAAGCGAAGAACCTATCCTCAAAATAAGCCTCCGCTTCTGCTAAAGTAACGTAAGAATTGGAAGTAGCTGATCCTATGGTAGCATTTAAAGCCATAAATTACCTTTATTTCTCAGTAATAATCTTTTTTTTGAAAACTACTTTTTTAGGAGAATCTATATCTTCCACTGTATCTTTTACAGGGGGAAAATCTTCTGTGTAACCAAGCTCTTTCAAAATAGGCCATTGGTCAGTATCACAAGTGATTTTCTTCCCATTTTTATTGTAAACTACCATAAATCTTTCCTTTCAGATAAAGTGCTGATCCTAAAAAAGGACCAGCCTCATTTTTACATCAAATCTTAATACTCACCAAGAATAGTGATTTTCCGAGGATCAAGAGCAAAAGCACCTACCAAAAGATCCATAGAAAGAGTGGTTTTCTTGTAAGTCAGGTCATACCCTTTTACAATACGGATACTCATTCCATTGTTACTTGCAACTGCGGCTACCCTATCTTCAGGAAGATCAAGCATCGGGAAAGCAACACCAAGGCATCTATCATCCATAATTGCTCCATGATATTTAAGTGTACTTTCACCAGTACCAATAACAGTAATAGCTGCTCCATCAGGAATAATTTCTGTAATAGGATCAACCAGAGCAATTGTGGTTGTTAAAGTACAATCCGCAACGGCAGTCTTTACAACAAGAGGACGTCTAACGCCAGCAATCCGGAGTCTATCCCCAACTTTAAGAGTCAATGCAGAACCAGCAGCATCTACAGTTAATGTTTCAAGACCAATTAGATTGGTAGTTCCTGTGTTATTTGTAGTTGATGCAAATGTTCCAGGGGTGATAGAGGCAGAACTTGTTGGGAAAGCAAGAGAAGAGAAGAAATCCATTCCCATGGAACTGCCCATTTGACCAGTTCTAAGAGTGTTTGTTCCATCCACACCTCTTGTCTGTGACTGATTGAACCAAGCCTGCCCAAGAAGGGCAGCTTCAACTTCTGAATCAACCAAACAGAATCTATTGGAGGACAACTGCTGATAAATAGCTGCTTTACGAGCAAGAGCCAAATCAGAAGCAGCAGACATCAGAGAGTCAGAAACATAAAGACCATTTCCCTGAAGAATTTTGGTACCAATATAAGTATCTACAGTTTCAGCCAATTTGTAAGCAGCTGGTTTAATAACCTGAGAAACAAAAGAATCCAAATCCAAAGCCATTTCTCTTGCAGTAACTTCAACAGATACATCATATAGATGTTCGATGGCTAGTGATCTGGTGGAAGATGAGATAGGTTGTGCGGTAACTGCACCAGAAGTATAATCTGTTACAGAGTATTCTCCATTTGTTTTAAAAGCAACAGAATCACCAACTTTCCAACCTTCTGCTTTTTTGTTAAAATCAGAGGTTAAATCTTTTGCACAAAGAGGAACCATTACAAGAGCGTCCTCCAAATGTGCCAAAGCTTCCATTGCTATAACGCTAGGGTGTTCAAAAACATTTGCCATTTTTTTCTCCTTTAAGTTTCGGTTTTATTTTTCACCGTCGTAACTTAAAGTTAGAGGGTCGGTGAAATCTTTTATTTGGAACTAATTAAAATTTACACTGACCCTCTGGGTCAAAAAATTGTGGCAATTCTCAGAATCACCTTTTATTGGATAATTTAATTTAAAGTATATTTTTTAACAAGTCAAGAGGAAAATACATTTATTTTAAATTATTTTAAAATATTTTTATTTTCCTCTTGCTGCTCTCAATTTTCTAAAAGATGTCATATCTCCCTTTTCAGCAGCAGTAGCAAGTGCTTCACTATATTCCGACATCCTTCCATGAGAAAAAGCACCAGCACCTTCTGACATAGGCCAATAATGTGGAGAGGTCTTTTTCAATCCTTCTAACCAATTTACAGGATTCAAAACCTTATCATCGGCTGTTTTTGCTAATTTTCCATCAGCAGTCCTTGCTTCTAATTGATATTTATCATCCAAAGAGAAAACATTTCTTCCTCTTAATGTAATATCAGTAAGAGCTTCAGGACGAACTCCAGCAGCTAAAGCAACTTCACGGAGATTATCTTCAATAACTTTTGATTCATATTTTTCCTTATAAGTCTGTGCTGCTTTTTCTTTTTCAGAAAGATTAGTTTGCAAAGCATTTACCAACTCTTCATGCTGTGTACGCATGGAAGTTGTTTTTTTATCAAGAAGTTCCTCTATTTTTCCTTCTTTAATAAGTTTTGCATCTTCATTTTCTTCCAAAAATTTTAAAGCTTCTCTTGCCGCAGCAGGATCAATATTTTCAAAATTCTTCAAAGTTAATTGGATTTTTTTCTTTTCTGTAAGCAATTCATCATTTTTTACTTTCAATCCAGTGGTTGCTTCCAAAATTTTTGCATCAATAGAGGATTGTAAAGTCTCCATATCTTTTGCATAAGTGGCTTCCGCTTTTGTTCTTACATCTACATCGGTAATAAAACTAAAATCTGGCATTTTTTTTCTCCTCAAGAGTTAATTGTTTTCCCCACAGGGGACTATACTTATACTGTTACTTCTTCTTCCAAATTCGGATCTTTTTCCTCATTGGATTTTTTCTTCAATAAATTAAGATTCTTTTCAACTTCTTCTGCTTTGTTTGCTTTATCCTCCTCCAATAATTTTACATATTCTTCATACCCTATTTTTTGATCCAACAATCCAGAATAAACTAAATACCTATGAATTGATGGAAGTGGAACTGCTTGTGAAATATATCCATTAATAATTTCTTTCAATAATCCAGAGTCAGGTAAGCCCTGATTTAGTGAATTAGGAGCGTCTACAGTTACTTCTTCAGCATTATAGCCAGCCCACTTGCAAATCTCTTTTAAAGCCGTCAAAATCGCTGTCATAGCCGATAAATAAATAGAGTATATTGAGGCTGATTGAGTAGCTTGTCTAATTCTTAAAGCTTCAGCAGCTTCTACCCCTTTACGAGCATCCAAAATTGCAACACCATGACGAATTGCTTCCTCATATAATTTTTCAATATGAGAACTGACATGCTGTAAAGCTGCCGTATCCGTTTCCGTATAAAAAATTCTTGCTGCTTCGTTTGGAAGAACAATCATTACAGAACTCCCAACAACATTGGGTAGTTCATCATCATTAGAAGCTCCAACAATACATAAAGTTGGATTACAAGACAAATATTCGGAATTTGCTAAGTCTGCTTCTTTTCGATAAATTTGAATGGAACAATTTGCAACTGCTAAAAGAGGGACAGGTTGGGGATCAAAACTATTGTTAATTGATCCAGCCAAAAATAATGGAATTTTATTTGAAGGTTTTCCCATAAAACTTGGGGTCTTCTCAGAATTTTCCATTACATTACCATCTTTAATTAATTTAGTTGTGTATTGATTTTTTTCATTTTTTATCAAAACACGGTAAATAGTGTCCACTTCATGAGAAAAAATATCTTCAGTTGCAGGAATAGCTTCCGTTAAAACTGCAAGTGTTAAATCTTTTTCAGAACCTACAACAGCAGTTTTCCAATTTATTAAATCCTCTGCTTTATAATGGACAAAACGGAATTCATTTTTATCTGGACTGATATCCACCATAATTGGAGATTTTCCTGTTTGAAAAATTTCTACAATCATATCAGTGAATAATTGTTGTAAGGATTTTCCATCTTTTGTTGCAGTGGTTAAAATATATTTTAATTGTGAGGGAACATTAAATTCTGGAAGTTTTGTAATAATAACACCTAAAGCTCCAGACAAAGCATAAGGGACAATTAAAGGAAAATGTGCCCTTTCAATATATCCATCATAAGCACTTGCAAATTCTCCTGACATTCCAGAAGGACGTGGAAGATATTTTTCTCCCTTATCTTTTATCACTTCTTCTCCATCAAGACA